AATATTAAAAGAAAAAATAAATAACACTATTATACTTCAAAAACGCTTTAGCAAATTTAAAGCAATTGAAAAGCAAAGTAAAGTTGTTAGTTCTAAAAACTTTTTTGAAGAATATTTTAAAGAACAAAATATTAATCCAGAACTTGTTAAAGAATTAAAAAAATTAGATAAAGGATATGAGAAGTTAATTGATATTACAGATTATCAAATTGGAGAATATCAATTAGAGGAAGTGGAAATTCATAACTTTGCCTGCTTTGGTCCAAATAATATTATCAATTTTTCCGAACTAAATGGTTTAATAGGCCTATTCGGAGAAAATGGCACGGGGAAAACTTCTATTTTTCATGCCATTATGTTTTGTTTATTTAATAAAACACCTAAAGATTCTAAAAGTGCAATTAGTTTAATAAACGATCAGTTAGATGTTCTAGAAGAAGCATTTGTTCAGATTAAATTGGTGCTTGGTGGTGTGCGTTGGAGAATTAAAAGAAGAATTCTTCCCAATAGAAATGGTGATGGAGCGCAAATAAGATTAGAGGTATATGAAGAAATAAACAATCAAGAAGAAGCAAAACATTTAGAAAGCAGACCTCAAACAGATAGTCAAGTATTAAAACCAATGTTAGGGGATGAAAAAATCTTTTTAACAACTGTTTTAAGTTCTCAAAAAAACTCAGTTGAGTTTGTTGATAAGCTTAATTCGGAAAGATTAGATTTAGTTATTCGATTTTTAGGGATATTACTTTATGATGAGAAACATAATTTAGTAAATGAAGACATAAAAAAAGAAGAATTAACTTATGCAATATTATTAGAAGAAATAAGTAAAATAGATTCTAAAGAAGCTTTGCAAACTGCTTTAAAAGAAATTGTTGTTTTAATCAATCAAAATAAAATTCAATATAACGATTGTCTTAAAGTAATTAACGAAAAAGAAAAGCAGTTAATTAAGTTAAAAAAACAATTAAGCAAATTAAGTTTATTAACAGTAACAAAAACTAAAGAGTCTTTAAAGTTTATAATAGACATTCAAGAAGTAACTCTTCTTCAAAAGAAAAAAGAATTAAAGTTTTTTGAAGATAAAAGAATTGAATGGGAACCAGATTTATTAGCTATAGCAACTAAAGAAGCTAAAATAAATAAACTAACAGATGATGATTTAGAAATTCAACATGAGAAATTAAATTCAGAATTTTGTCCCACTTGTGGAAATAAATTATGTGATATTAACAAAGAAGAAGTTCAAAAGGAAATTGATAAAATAAGTTTAGAAATAAGTAGTTTAAAGGAAGAAGTAAGATTAGCAAAGGAAAGTAATAAAAAAATAAAAGAATTAAAAAATAATATTATTTCCAACAATGATTCAATAAAATGGACAGGAGAAGAAATAACAACAGCACAAACTAAATTAGAAGAAGCAAAAAAAGAATTAGAATTGGCTATTAAAAACGAAGAAACTTTAAAAACTAAAACTCGTTTAGAGGGAGAAATTTCTGAATTAGAAGAAGAATTAGAAATTTATAAAGAAAACAAACATGCTGCTAAAACTGATATTGAATTAAACAAACAAAAGAAAGTAGCTATAGAAGCAGATATTAAAACTTATGATAAAAAATATAAAGAGATAAAAGAAAAAGAGAATTTAATTAATAATCTCAAGATATATAAAAAAGCTATGCATCGCACAGGTATTCCTATGATGATTTTAAATAACTTTATTCCTTTAATTAATCGTGAGTTAAGTATATATTTAGCAGATTTATTTGATTTTAATATTGAATTTCAATTAGAAGATAATACTTTAGAAATAGTTTATTACTATGAGAACTTAAAAAGAAAATCAAAAAGAGATGTAAAACAGGCTTGTGGAATGGAAGGAACTATTATTAATTTAGCTATTCGTTCAGCTTTAACTAAAGTAAGTTTATTACCTAAACCTTCCTTAATGCTATTAGATGAAATTTTCTCTATGTTAGATGTAAATCATTTAGAGAAAATGAAAGAGTTGTTAATAAGATTAAAGGACGAAGTTAACAATATTGTTATAATTTCTCACCTTGAAGAATTAAAAGATTTGCCTGAACATTATATTATTTTGGAAAACAAAGAGGGAATTACTTCTATTATTTAATTCTAATTTTCTTTAAAATTTTATATTTAATAGAAAATAATTAAATAATGAAAGATCTTAATCCATCTAAATCAGAAATAGTAAAAACAATTATAGAAGAAGCTTATACACCCTCTTATCCAATTCCCAAACAAGCGGATCAGTCCTATGTAATGCTAATTCTTTCTATAGCTGCTGCTAAAAGACAACTTCCGCTTCTTAATACTTTAGCTCGTTTTGAGGATGAAGATGAACAAGAAATGATAGATCTTGGCATTAAAGTTTTAGATGGAAAAGTAAGTGGTGAGCAATATGCTGAAAAATTTCTTAAAATGGTTAAGAAATATAATGGAGAAAAAATAATTGATTCTGATTATGAATCAATGAAGAATCAAATAGCTGCAAGAGTAAACCGTAATAAAACCAATGTGGTCAACCCAAATCTTAAAGCTACTGATAAATCTCCTAAAGTAACTTTTGAAGGTATTAATAAAAATTTTAAAGTTGGCGAAGAGGTTTATAAAGGGAATGAAAAAGTTAAAATAACAAGAATTGAAGGAGATAGAATTTTTATTAAAAGTATTAAAAATCCTGGACGATCAGAAGAGTGGGTAAAACAACAAGATTTATCTCGTTCCACTTGGAGTGAAGGAACAAATAAGTTTAATTGGGAGGAAGTAGAAAATAAATTAAATAAATGTGTTGAATTACTACAATCTGTTGGACATAAAATAGTAAAAATAGGAACAGATTTATGGAATGTTGATGGAGAAGAAATTAGTTCTAATGAATTAATGATTATGGCAGCCCCTATTCACGAAGGTCTTAATTTAAAAAAAGAAGATGAAATTCAAGATGCTTGGATAGCTATTAGAGATAAACAAAACTGGAGTGATAATACTCAAGTTAAAGTATCTGGAAACTGGACGGAGATAATAGGAAAAGCTAAAGCAATGAGTGAGGAAACTGGACATGAAGTTAGAGTATCTGATTCTGAAGGTTTCAATAATCAAGGTTATTATTTTTGGCAAAAATATGATAATAAACCGGGTTATAAGCCAACTGATAAAAGAATTGAAGAAACTATAGTCCCTGATGATAGAGATAACTGGAAGACAGGAGATAAGTTTACTACACCAGATACAGGAGATCAAGTATTTACAGTTAGTAAGGTTTTGTTAAATGATGTAGAGGCTTTAGATGGAAGGAGTAGGGCTGGTTATTCTAATTTTACAAAAAGTTGGATAAAGAAAGTGGAGAAAGAAAGCGCTACCGGGTTTGAAGGTAAGAATGGGTTTGAAGGTAAAAATCCTTTTAAAGGCAAAAATGGCTTTAGTGATGTTGCAAGTGGTGGAGGTGTAACAATGGAAGGTGTTTTGAAAGAAAATGAATTGCCAGGAATTCCTGAAGAAAATAATATAAGGTTAAATAAAATATTTAATCAATTAACAACAGAAGGACAATTTTGGACTCCTGAAACTCCTGAAGATATGGAATTGTTAAATAAAATTAAAAACAGCCATGTGTCTTTGGAAAAAGATTTTGACATGTCTAAAGGAAAAGCTTGTTATTACATCTTTAACCCTAATCATAAAGAAGAATTAAGAAAAGTTATTTTTGATAGAATGAATGAAAGTGTAGGAGATGGTGGAACTGAAACTATAAATGATGAAGTAGATTATGAAACAATTCCTTTTAGAGCCTTTGGTAATTATAGAGAATTAATGAATTTTCTAAAGCAAAAAGAAAAAGAAAACGAAGGAATTAAAATTTTTAGTGGAGCGGGAAGTACTATTGATGATTGGTGGCATATTATTTTAGCTAATGGATATAAGCCAAATGAAACTATTGATGAGCCGGAACCTATGGAAATAGAATTTAACAATGGAGTTAAAATAATTTTAGAAGGAGCTTTTAAAAAGAAAGTCATTAAAGAAACATTCAATCATAATGGTCTTTATAAAGAAGAAGAGTGGGAAGAAGTAGAAAGGAAATTAAAGAGTGAAGGTTTCAAAATAAATATGATTGATAGTAATAATTGGCAAGGTATCGGTACTTTTACTTACACTGCTGTTTATGAGGCTATTAATACTAACACAGGAGAGAAATATAAAATTACCGAACGTTCAAAAGATGGCTATCCTTCAAAATATAATGTAGAGAAAATTGACCTAGACACTTCTATTAGTAGTATTTCCAAGAAAAAGAATGCTAACATTAGTGGAAAAGTTAATATTCCAGTATATATACGAAAATAAAAGAATAAACAATTATGAATAAGACATTAGAAAATTTTAAAAACTTTTTTACTAACGTAAAAAACATAGCTATTATAATAGCTATTATCTTTGTTCTACTATACTTTAAACAATGTAGTGATAGTAAGGATAGGTTTAATGATTATGATAGAGCTATAGCAGCTTTAAATGATTCTATTCATAAAGTAGTTTCAGGAAAAGATACAATTTATATTGAAAGAGTTGTTTCATTTGATTTAAAAGATATTTTAAATTCTGAAGCTTATAAATCATTATCTAAAGAAAAGCAAAAGTTTTTAAGAGATTTATTAAAAATAAAAGGATTATTAACTTCTGCTGAAGTAACAATAGAATCAAAAGATTCAATTATAGATGCCTTAGCATATCAATTAAATCAACAACAAACTGATTCTACCATTTGCTTTAAAAAGAATAAAGATACTATTCTTTTTAATAGAACAACTGGAAATTTACAATATAAAGAAAGAATTTGGTTTAATGATTCTATAAGAAGAAACTTTGATTATACTTATAAAATTAAAATTCAATCTACTTATACTAAAGAGAAAGATGGCTCAATTATAATTAGACATAAATTAGATGATCCTAGAGCTGAAGTAATTGAGGGTATAGCTTATACCATTCCTTCTGTAGATGATATTCCAAGAACTAAAATTGGCAAATGGTTAAAAGATAATAAAACTACTATATATTTAATTGGAGGAGTAACTGTAGGTTTAGTGTCTGGAGTAGCAATATCAAAATTATAATAAATGGCAAATGTAGATAATTTAAGGAGAAAAACCTTAATTGAAAAGTTAGAAAAACTTTCAAACAAAAAAGTTGTTTTAGTTGAAGGTGTTTTTAAGTCTGTAGGAAATCTAAAAGCAGGCGATGTTATTCAAATACACTCACGAAGAGGACTTGAAAAAATTATTTTAATGACACAACCTTCTTGGGGTAGAAGCAAGGCAAGTGTGGAAGTTGTAAGATATGGAGATAAGGAGAAATATATTAAAGGTGAAGTGCAAGGTTATTTGACACTTGCTTTGCGTGTAGGAGAGGATTATGAGGTTGTAGGAACTATTCCTCCTAAAGAGTTTGAAGCAATTAAAGTAGGTCATCAGGCAATTCGCCAAGTTGTTCAAGATAAAAGAAGTGAAAGAACAGATACAATTCACAAAGCTATAGAATACAATTGGGATGAAAGAACACAAACTTTAACTTTAAAAAATGGAGATAAAGTAAAAGCTGGAGATAAAGTAAGAGTTGAATTTACTAATGGAGTTTTTACTATGGTTTTAGGAAATGAAAGAGGATTAGTTGGAAATTTCAATCAACATTCAAATAAAGTAGGAATGGTTTTTATTACTAGAGAAAGAGGTGGAAAAGCACGTTCAGTCAATTATGATCATATATTAGGTAAAACTAAAGTTAACGAATCAGTGATTAAGGAAGAAGTAAAAACTAATATAAATAAAGATTTTGTTTTAAAATTAGACACAGAAGATCCTTTTTTTGCTGCGGTAGCTATTGTATTTAAAGGCAATAAAGTTTTATTAGGTAAATCTTTATCTGAAGATGATAGGTTTGGCAAATTAGTATTTCCAGGTGGTCATATAGATAAGGATGAAAGTCCATATATGGCAGCTAAGAGAGAATGTAAAGAAGAAACAGGGTTGGCAGTTAAATGTAGACCATTACCTATTATTGAAGATGTTCCTGAAAGAAAAATTGAAGGTAAAGGTGATCGAAAATGAATATATGGTATATTTATAAAATAACTAATTTGTTAACCAAAAAAAGTTATATTGGGCAAAGGCATATTGAAGATAATATAAATCCTTCAAATGACAAATATATGGGAAGTGGAACTTACATTAAGAGGTCTATAAAAAAACACGGTTTGAGTAATTTTAAGAAAGAAATATTAATTGAGAGATTAAAAACCCAATCAGAAGCAAATGTATTTGAAGAGAACTTTATAAAGAGTGAAAACACCCTTCATCCAAATGGTTATAATTTAAAAAGTTCGTGTTTACAAAATTGTATATATTCTGAAGAGTCTAAACGAAAAAATTCTGAATCACACAAAGGAAAAAAACTTTCGGAAGAAACTAAAAGAAAAATGTCTAAGAGTGCTAAAGGTAAAACTAAACCCTTAAAAACAAGACAAAAAATGTCTAAAGTTAATAAAGGGAAAAAACTTTCAGAAGAAACAAGGCAAAAAATATCTGAAAGTAATAAGGACAAAAAACTTTCAGAAGAAACAAGAAAAAAAATATCAGAAGCTATGAAGGGTAAAAATCGTGGAGCTAAAACTGAAGAAATTAAGCAAAAAATATCTAACTCTTTAAAAGGTCGCACAAGTGCAAATAAAGGTAGAAAACTTGGACCTTGTTCAGAACAAAATAAATTAAATAAAAGTATAGCAGCGAAGAAACGCTGGACTAAAAGAAAGGAAAAGGAAAATGTCTAAAGTATTAAAAGAACAATCGAAAAAATCTACAAAGAAAATTGCTTTTATAGTTTGTGATTATGTTGGAGGAGATATTAAACCAAATGAAGAGTTTGAATGGTTAAAATTTATTTCTTTAAAAGATATTAATTGGGAAGAATTATATTCTCAAAATACAAAAGTTTTAAAAGCTTTGTTAAATAAACAAAAAATCAATATTTAAATAAAATATATTTTTATAATGAATAACAAGCAAATACTTTTTTTAGAAGATTATAAAGAATATAAGAAGGGAACTCTTTTAGAAGATTTTCATCCAACTGTTAATGGGATATTAGATAAACAAGGAAACTTTATTAAGAAAGAAAATTTTATATTTTTAACAGAAAAACTAAGCAGAGAAGATGAAACTAAAGTCCGAGAGTTAATTAAAGAAATGCTTAGGTTGTTTTTGTGGCGCTTATATACTCGTAATTCATTATTAGTCACATAACCACATAGTTATAAAATGAAAACAACATTTATATATGAATTAATCGATCCTATAACAGATGAAACTCGTTATATACTCGCAATTCGCTTTTAGTTACATAGTTTTTTAATCATAAATTTAAAAATAATAACAAACCATATATTTAATAAAAAATACTTTTTAGTAAAAACAGATTCAAATGGGTAAAAATGTTGACAAGGCACTTCTTTCTTTATTAAAAGAAGAAGCAGAAGAACCAAAAATGGAGGAAACAAATTCTATTCCAGCAGAAATAACTAATGGTTTAGAAATTTGGGATGAAAATAATATTAATGCTTCATTAGCTTCTGCTTCCGCAGCTGCAGACCTTCCTGAAGAGGAAGTTGGAGAAATTAAATCTAAAGTTATAGAACTTGGTGCTTCTCTTAAAAGTGCTTTAGAAAACATTAACTGGAAAGAAATTGATCTTGAAACTATGCCTAAGTTATGGTATCAAGGAACAGATGGTTGGAATTTATTAAGCCAAACTGATACTTCTGTTTTAGAACAATATGTTCAAGAAGTAATTACTTGGGCCGAAGAACAACCTAAAGGAGAAGAACAACACTCTGATGAAGAAAGTGATGATGAAGAAAATCCAGTAAAATACGAAGAAAGTGTTGGATTTGCATCTGGTAGAAAAATAAAATTAATGACTGAAACAAGTGAATTTGCTTTAGAAGATTTCAATAATTACCCAATTGAAGTTTTAGAAGAATATTCACTTTCTAAAGGATTTGAATTTGTATCTAAAGAAAAAACTTTATCACGTTTACTTGAAACTGGAAGAGTTACTAAAAAAGATTTAAATAAATTCTATGAAGAATATAGAATCAATAAAATAAATAAAGTATTATTAGAATCACCTGAAAATGATTTAGGATATCCTGAAGATTTAGATTTTAGAAATACAAATCATATGATTAAGTTTACTGAAAACGATCCTGAATATGATTTATTAACAGCTATGTCTGGTGAAGGTTGGGAAAGTTATGTTGAATCACATAGAAATGCTGGAGTAGAAATTACTTATGATAGTGTCAATGATGCTTTCTTAGTTAGTCCTTATGTAGGAGAATTAGAGGAAGGTGAAAGATATGAAATTCCACAAGAAGATAAAGAAATTGTTGAAAGTGTAATAATTGGGAAAAAATATAAATTAGTAGAATGTCGCGGAGCTTTAAAATCTTCTAAGAAAGAAAATATTATGGAAGTAATAGTTGAAAAAGATGGACATAAAACTACAATTCAATATGATGATGCAGCTATAATTAAACCTTGGAGAATAGGTTATAATGAATTTAATCTTTTACAAGAAGCATTAAATGCTATTCATATTCCATTTAAAAAACTAGTTAATGATACTATAGAAGCTAATAAAAAAGTTTCTAAAGCTCCTATGATATTAGAAAAAATTCAAAGACAATATTATAACAAAACTCAAAATTTACCTCGTTCAGAAGAAGAAAGACGTTTAATGAGAGGTGAAGAAATAACAAGACAAATATTTGGCGAAGTTGAAGATAAAAGTGTTTTAAAAGAAAATACTTATACTGACTTTTTAGTTAATTATGGATCTGAAATTAGAATCGCTTTACTTGAATTAAATAAAGTTGCCAAAGCAGTAGAAATAAATTCAATTTCTAGAGAAAGCTTTGATAAAGCTTATGATTATATTGAAGGAATTTATGATGGACCTGTTGTAAGTTTTATAGAAGATGCTATTACGAACAAAAGAAGTGCAACAGCGGAGGATATGGCTTCTGTTGGTTTACAAATCCAAAATCGTTATGGAACAGAACCTCGAATGGTTATTTATGCTATAGATGATTTTTGCAGTCGTTTAAACTTAGAAGATGACGAAGATGAATAAAACAACTAAGCTTAAAATAAAATTATTAACTGAAAGAATTGAAAAACTTTCAGGAAAAAAAGTTATGTTCAAAGAAGTAAGTGAAGAAAAACAATCTTTAAAAGAAGAAACAAAAACAGAATTTATAACAAAAGCTGAAACAGTTGAAAAACAATTAAAAATATTAGGCAAAGATATAAAACAATTACAAGAAACAAAACAATTATTATCTAAAACAAATTCGACAGATAAAAATACTATAAAAGAAATAAAAGAAAAGACTATATCTTTAGAAGAAATAAGAAAGAGTTTAATATTACAAAAAGAAAATTATTTATTTAAAGAAGGACCTTTAATGGATTTAGATAAAATTATACAAAATATATTTACATCAGTTAATAATTTACTTAAAAAGAATCTAAATAACAAATAAAAATTTATTAAATTTAAATTGGTTATGAGCCTTATGAGAAATCCTGTTCTCCTTTTAAAAGCCTTGAGAAATCAAGGCTTTTATATTTTACATATATTTATATAAAAAAGTATATGGCTTTAACACCAGAATATTTAAAAAGTTTAACTAAAGAAAAGCGCTTGCCTATTATTTTAAAAGAATATGGTAAGTGTGTAGATTCTGCCGAGTATACAATTACAACTTATTTTACTTTAATAGATCCTATATTATCTAAACGTGTACCAGTAAGCTTTTATCCATATCAAAGAATATCTATACGTGATTTTGTCGAATTTGATTATAATATGACTATGAAAACTCGACAAACAGGTATGACTACTATTACAGAGTTGTTTGTCGCATGGTTCATGTCTACTAAAGGAAATCAAGTTATTAATATATTAGCACAAGAAAAGAAAACATCTCGTAAATTTCTAAGGAGTGTAAGAAAAGTATTAGATGATGCTAGATTACGTGCTCCTTGGTTAATTCCTCATTATGATAAAACTAATAATGGAAGAGATTCTTTTGGGTTAAACAATGGCTCTACAATATTAGCTGAAGCTAACAAACCTGATGCTTGTCGTGGAGATACAATTAACTTATTAGTTATTGATGAAGTTGCAGCTATTACTTGGATGGAAGATATTTGGGCAGCTGCAGGGTTAACTTTAACTCGTTCTCAAGGTAAATGTATTGCTATTTCAACTCCTAAAGGTATGGCAGGTTGGTATTTTGAACAATATACAGATGCTGCTAATTTAGGCTGGAATATTATTAATGCTCACTGGTCAGAACATCCTTTATATAAACAAGGCATGTATCAATTTATTAAAGATGATAAACATCCTAAAGGGGGATATATTAAGTTTCTTGATAATTCTTGGCCTGATATGAATTTAAGAGTTAATAAACAAAGATATAAAGCAAAAGATTTATACCCCTTTGTTTTAGATGGAAGAATAAGAAGCCCTTGGTACGATTTTGAAAGTAGAAAATTAGGTCCTAGAAAAACTAAATGTGAATTAGATTGTTCGTTTGCAGGTTCTGGAGGCGAAGTTATAGATCCTGAAAAAATAAGAGATTTGGAAATTAATGCAAGAACATTTCCTCCAATAAATCCTCCAGGAAAAGGTTTAATGAAATCTTATAAAGAGTTTTTTGAACCTGAAGAAGGACATGTATATATTCTTTCAGCAGATACTTCAACAGGTGATGGAAGTGACTTTTCAGGATTTGTTGTTGTTGATGTTACTGAAATGAAAGTTGTAGCTACTTTTAAAGAACAATTAGATCCTCGAGAATATGCTAAGATAATAGAGAAAATAGCAATAAGATATTTTAAAGCCTTAGTGGTAGTTGAATATCAATATGGTATAACAACTTTATTATGTTTAAAAGATGAGTTAAAATATACAAATTTATTTTATTCTACTTTAAGAAAAACTGAAATCACTAAAGTACAAAAAAGAAAGATAGGATTCTGGCAAAGTGAAACAACAAGAACCTTAGGTGGTGATAGGTTAGAAGAAGCTATTAACAATGGAGATTTAAAATTCTGGTCTTTAGATATTATTGCAGAATTATATACTTGGGTTTGGGATAAGAGAGGTAGAAGAGACCACTTACCTGAAAAACATGATGACTTATTAATGGCTTTAACAATGGCAATGTATGTGATTCACCACGTTATGGTTAAACGTGCTAATGCGCAACAAATGATGAGAAAGCATTTATCCAGAACAAGGACAGAAACATTTGTTGGAACACATAAAGGTCTTTTTGAAGAAATGGCTGAAATGAACTTAGATGAAAATTCAAAAGAATACATAAAAACAGAAGAAGATACGCCAAGAAGAACAGGAGCTGTTTTCGGAGGTAGTATTTAAGAATTTTTTTTATATTTAATTAAAATCATAAGTACAATGCCAAGAGATAATATCTCATCTGAAATAAAGAATTTTTTCGCACGTTTACAAGGACAAGATAGAGTTCGCAAACAAGGAGGAGAGCTTACTATTTTACAAGCTCCTGAATCTCCTAAAGAAAAAGATACAAAACGTCGTATTTTATACTTACAGCAACATGTTCGTAATAAAAATTATAATAGAAGACATGTTGAGTTTTTTGATGAATACAGAAGAATGGTGGCAACTTTTCCAATTATTAAAGCGGGAGTTGACATTTATGGAGAAGAAATTTGTCTTTCTGGAGATACTCTAATTCCTTTACTTAATGGAGAAAACAAAACTATTCAAGATTTGTTCGACTCGAATTCTCAAAATTTTTGGATTTATTCATATGATTATAAGAATAAAAAGGTAATTCCAGTAAAATGTGAAAAAGTAGTTTCAAAGGGGTTAAAAAAGGTTTATGAAGTATTATTAGATGATGGAACGAAATTAAAAGCCACAGAAGATCATTTATGGTTACTTTATGATGGAAGTTGGGTTAAAACCATTGATTTAAAAGAAAAAGATTCTTTAAGGTCTTTTTATACAAGAAAAGATTACGCTGGGTATTTAGAAATTTCCGCTGGAGAACTGGCTAAAACCTCTAAACGTTTAAAGTGGGAAAAGGTTCACAGTATTGTAGGAAATGTAATTCTAAAAGAGGAAAAAAAGTTATTAAAAGACGTTTTTCTTAAAAACGGAAAATACTTAGACGATGTTCCGGTTATTCATCATAAAACTTTTAATAAATTAAACAACGACCCTTCTCAATTGGAATGGATGTCGTGGAAAACTCACCGTGAGTTTCATATTTCTTTAAATAAAGAAAGGTGGAATAATGAAGAATTTGCTTCAAGAATGAAGGCCAAGTTTTCCAAACACGCAAAAGAATTATGGAATAATTTAGAATGGAGACAGTGGAAAATACAACATCAAAGTAAAAAAATAAAAGAAAATATTTCACTTTTAACTTCAGAACAAAAAAAGATTATTTATGGCCACCCAGGACAAGAAAACGGTATGTATGGAAGTTGTCGCAGAGAAGAGAAAAATCCTAATTATAACGAAAATTATAATCATATTGAAGAAATAGATTATAATGAGTTTAAAGATATGGTAAAAAGGGGTTATACTAGGCGTGAAATATTAATTCAATTAAATACTTCTACTAATATTTTAGATAGATTAACTAATCAATTAAAGCAGGAAGAAGGATTAAAGCAGGTTGATGATTATTTTTATTTTAATTTATTAAATAATTATAAAAGCCAATTAATTTTAAATCCAAATTTGACTATTCGTTCTTTTATAAAAAATAATCAAAGTAAATATAAAAGAATATTTGGACACGCTTCATTAAATAATTATGTAAAAAAATTAGGCTACAAAGGTTTAAGGGAATATAAACAACTTTTAAATCATAAGGTTGTTTCTGTTAAAGAAGTAGGCGAAGAGAAAGTTTTTGATTTGTTTAATTGTGGAGAATATGAGAATTTTGCTATTAAAGCAAAAGAGGGTATGGTTATTGTGCATAACTGTGCTAAAGACTCAACAGGTAATATTCTTAAAATTAAAACTAATAATCACAAAGTAAAAAAATTATTAGAAGAATGTTTTTTTAAAAATTTAAAACTTAATTCTAGAGGTTATTTAATATCGAGAGAAGTTGTTAAATTTGGTAATGTATTTGCTTATTTAATAACACGCCCTAGAGTAGGTGTTACTGATATGGTTTTCTTACCCCCTGAAACAGTTATAAGAGAGCAAATGATTAATTTAGAAAATTTAGATGAATATCGTTTTGCTTGGTATGGAGGAGGAACAAGTTATTTTGAACCTTGGGAAATTGTTCATTGGAGAAATATTGAAGATATAGAACAAGAACCTTATGGAACTTCTGTTTTAAGATGTATTGTAGATACTTGGAGACGTATTGTATTGATGAGAGAAGCTTTAGTTATTTATCGTGTAACAAGAGCGCCAGCTAAATTATTATGGAAGATTGGTACAGATGGAATGTCAGGAGACGAAGCTTTTAGATTTGCTCAAGACATGAAGAAAGAGGTTAAAAAGAAACCTTTGGTTAATCCTGAAACCGGAGAAATAGATTTCAAATATTCGCCGCTTCCACTATCAGGTGAAACCCCAATTCCTTTATTAGATGGCAGAACTATTTTATTAAAAGATTTAGCTAAAGAATATGAAGAGGGTAAAGAAAACTATGTTTATTCTATTCAGGATAAAACTAATAAAATTGTTCCTGGAAAAATTCAATGGTGTGGAAAAAACTATACTGCAGATAAATTAATACGAGTATGGTTGGATAATAATTCTTATGTTGATTCTGCTCCCGAGCATCCATTTATATTGAAAAATGGCGAAACAAGAAGAGCTGATGAGTTAAAAGAAAATGATTCTTTAATGCCTTTTTATAAAGACGAGGAGGTTTTATATAACTCTTCAAAATACATAAGAGTATATAATCCGGAGACTGGGTTATTTGAATTTACTCACAGGCTAATTGCTGAAGAATTAGAAAAAAATAATAAATACGAAACTACAGTTCATCATAAAGATTTTAATAGATATAATAATCCAAATAATTTATTATGGATTAATTTTAAACACCATAAAAAAATGCATGGTGATTTAGTAAAAGCTCTTTGGAGAACTGAAGAATATAGAACCGCAGTAACTACTAAATCATCTGCTACTTTGAAGAGAAAGTATGAAAGTGGAGAATTAGATTATGTAAAGAAAAGTATAAGTATAAGCTCAAAGAAGAAATGGGAAGATAAAGATTTTCGCGAAATGAAATCTTTACAATCTAAACAACAATTGGTTGATGTTTATAATTCTGATAAAGGCGAAGAAAGAAAAAGAAATATAGGCATAGCCGCATCTGAATATAATAAAAATATAAAATGGGGTATTGATAATAGAGATAATCAATTAATAGTTATGTCTAAGTATTTAAATGATAGCACATGGAATAAAATTGTTAATTATACTATACAAAATAATCCAGAGTTATTAGAGTTGACAGATTATATAAATAATAATTTAATTGAAGAGTTAAATGATAGCAGTGTAAGAAAGTTTGACTCTATTACATGGCAGTGGGTAAGAAGAAAATTAAGAGAAAAAGGTTTTGAAAGTTATACTGTTTTTAAGGCTTCTGTTTTAAAAAATCATAAAGTAAGTAAAATAGAAATTTTAGAAAATCAAAATCAAGATGTTTATTGTATGACTGTCGTTGGTTTAAAAGGAGAAAATGATAGACATAATTTTGCATATTGCGGTAAAACAATTGATGGAGGGGTGGTAGAATCAGGCAGTTTTGTAAAGAACTCAATAGAAGAGGACATATGGATGCCTACATATGAAGGTTCTCCAGCTGATGTAACAGTATTAGAAGGTGCAGGTAATTTAGATGCTGTAGAAGATTATGGTGTTATTAAAGATGATTTATTTGCTGGATTAAAGATTCCTAAGAGTTGGCTTACATTTGAAGAAGATTTGTGTTTTGTTCCAGAAACACAAGTAGTTATGCTAGATGGGGAAAAATATTCCATTGAAGAGTTGGCTAAAAAATTTAACAATAATGAATCTTTATGGGTTTATTCTACAGATGAAAAAGGAAATATAGTTCCAGGAGAAGTAGAATGGGTAGGAATGACTAAAAAAACTAAAGAATTATATGAAGTAGAATTAGATAATGGGCAAAAAGAAAAATGTACAGCTAATCACCCATGGAGATTAAGAGATGGTTCTTATAAGAGAGCGGATGAATTAAAAGAAGGTGACTCTCTAATGCCTCTTTATACAAAGTTATCAGAAAAAAAATATCCTAAAGATACTTATTTTGGTTATGAAGAAGTATGGCATAATGGAAAACAAAAATGGGAAAAGACACATCAAATTGTAGGAAAAAATAAATATTCTAATCTCTATGAAGAAAATACGAGAATAGTTTTACATCATGATGATTTTAATAAGTCAAATAATCATCCTGCAAATGTAATTAAAATGACTAAAGAAGAACATTTTAAATTACATGCTGAATTAGCAAATAATTTTACTAATCCAGAAAATAGAGCTAAGTTAAAATTAATTCAACAAACTCCTGAATTTAAAGAAAAGTGTTCTATAAGTAGAAAATTAGGATACATATTAAATCCTTGGAGAAGACAATCTGTTAGTGATGCTAATAGAAATTATAATAAAGCCGGATTAATGCAAGAATCTTATTTAAATAAACTTGCAACCGGTGAAATATCTCAAAGCGGCGAAAACAATGGTAATTATAAAGAAAGAATAAGTAAACAACATTTACATGATATATTGAGAGAAAATGTTTTTTATAACGTATATGAAATTAATTCTTTTATTAAAATTAATTATCCTGAATATAAATGGAATTACACTAAAGAAGAAATAGCAGAAATACTCGGAATTACAGTTTCAAGGTTAGAACTTATGATTCTTTGTGATAAGAAAGGTAAAAATATAAAATTTTTAGATTTTGAAAAGTTAGAAGAATATGCTTTAGAATCTGAATCTAAAAATGATTTTTATAAAAAAGTAGGAAAAAGCCAAACAGGAATTTGGAATTATTTTGAAAGAAATGGCTTAATGTTTAATGAGTGGTGGGGTAATATTAAAGAAATGGCTTCCCACAATCATTGTGTAGTTTCTGTTAAACAAATTATTTTAGAAGAAGAAGTTGAAGTTTATGATTTAAAAATAAAAGATCATCACAATTTTGCTTTAGCATCTGGGGTTTTTGTACATAATAGCAACAAGGCTGCTTTAAGCGAAGAGGACGTAAGATTTGCTAAAACTACACAAAGAATGCAAGGTGACTTTTTAGAAGGTTGTGTTCATATTGGATTAGTTCATTTATTTATGAATGGTTGTTCGGAAGAAGAAATGCAATCATTTACTTTAGAAATGAATAATCCTTCAACTGGATCTGAAAAGAGAAAGCAAGAGATATTAGGAATGAAATTAGACAATGCAGTTAAAATGTGGGATTCAGGCAAAGCTGGTTTAAATTTCATGTCTTATATTGATGTATTAAAAACTGTATTTAAATGTACAGATGAAGAAATAAAAAGAATTATAAAAAGTCAATTTGCTGAAAAGAAATTAAATTGGAGACTTAAACAAATTGACGAAGCTGGTTATTATGATGAGCCAGATTTAGATAAGCTTTTAAATCAAACTAAGAGTATGACAGGAGGACAAGATCCTACTGAAATTGACGTTTTTAAGAAACTAGGTTTTGAAGGCACTACTTTCACTGAAGTTATTAAATCTAAAATAGATTTAGAATTAAAAGAAATGTTTGGAGAACCTCCAATAGGAACTCCTTCTCTTAAAACAATTAAGTTAATAGAAAGTTCAATTAAAAGAAATCTTGAGCAAGTAGAAAAAGATTTAAAAAACTAAATAATGAAACAAAAATTAACAGACAGTCCTTTTTCTAATGAAGAGATAGAAAAAATTATAAGAAAATACAAATCTGATAAATTTACTCAATTTGTTTATTCTCATATAATTGGGAAAAAACATGTTGATAGAACCATTAAAATAATTTTAAGCGTTTTATTTATTACAGGGATAACAAGTCTTATTTTTAAACTTGTAACTTTAGGAAGCATTACAACTTCTTTATTCTTTATATTAATATTTCTTTTCGCAATTGTTAGATTAATAGCTTTAATTAGAAATAATACGAGAATAATTAAGATTGCCAAAATACTTAAATGTAGTACTCGAGAGGTAGAAATGTATTTGCAATTATATTCTTAAAAATTTAGAGTTTTTAGAAAGTCTTAGAAAATAAGACTTTTTTTTTATATATTTATATTTATATAAAAAAATCTTTAATGAATAAATTATCTAAAGAAAAATCTTTTAAAATTATAAAACAAAAACTTTTTAAAGAATCTTCGGAATTCGACCACCTTCCAAGACCTAAAAGAATGTCTCGTCCTAATATAGATGGTGTTGGTTTAAGGGGAAGTGATAGACCTATTGATTATGGTCATTGTCAACAAATTTTAATTGACAAATATGGAAAAGAAAAAGGTGAAAAATATTATGAAGAAGTATTTGTAGATACTAATAAAAATTTTGGATGGACAATTGCATCAAACATTCAAAAAGAAAAAATTGCCATGTTTAGAGATTTAAAAGAAATCATTGGAGCAGAAAACTTCCAGAACTTTTTTGATTTTCCGGATAGGCCTAACGACTTAGATGATGTTAATTATTTTAATCTATGGCAATTGTGGTTAAAGAAAATGAATGACAATGGGAAATTAAAAAGAAAAAAATCACAAAAAGTTGAAAATATAATGAAAGAAAATTTATCTCTTCAAGAACAAGAAGCAGTCAATTTAATTTTATCTAAAGATAAAGAGTTAATTGAGAAAAAACTTCGAATGATTAATAAACTTTCTCAATTTATTAAAAACACTAAAAATAAGAAATTCGTTACAGAATGTACTTTATCAATTAAGAAAAATCTTCATCAAAAAGAATTTAAAGAATCCGCTATGCAAGTTTGCGAATTAAAGGAAACTACAAAATTATTTTTAGAAAAAAATGCCGAAGAGGGTTCTATAACAATTCCTGACATGGATCATATAAAAAAGATAAGAATATCTGCTATTGAAAATTTAGAAGCACCAGAAACAATTTTCGTTGAATTTCAAATTCCTTTTTATCCTACTGGAAATAATTATTCTGATTTAAGAGAAACTTTAGAAGATATAAATAAAAGATTCGCTCGTTTAGGAACTAACATATTAAATCAAACAATTAATTGGAGACCTGAAAGAAATCCTTATTTTACAGGAACTGGCATTTGGGAAGGTACTGTACGCTTATTTGATGTTAAACCTGGCAGTACAGTGTGGGGGAAGGGAGAACTAGCGTTAGACACAAAGGTAAAAGAGAATCCTATAGCTTTTAGCGCATATAAAGAGCCTACAATCGCTTTATTAATGTTACTTGATCAATTATTAACAAAATGGTTTAAAGATGAAATTACGCCAGAAGAACAGCAAATTTCTTTAAAAGAACCTAAAAGAAAAGAAAGAGGTGTTTATAAAGCTAAAGATGAAGAAACAGATGATTGGTATAAATCAGATGAAGAAGAAGGCCCAAGTGAAGAAGAAATAGATAGACAAGCAAGAGAATATGCTTTAAAAAATTCACCTGAATTGGAAAATCTTTAATATTTAAATTAAATAAAATAATGGCAACAAAAAAAGAAATAAAACTAGCAACTCTTTTGTTAAAAGAAAGGCTAGAAAGATTAACTGGAAAGAAAGTTGTTTTTAAAGAAAGTGAGGGTGTTGATCTAAAAATTAAAGTAAGTAATGTTCAAGGAATAGAGACTCTCAATCACAATTATTCTTTAGAAGAACTGAGCAAGAAATTTAAAAAAAATATAATCAGCGGAAATGAGTTATTTGAAAGGTTAGGTGACGAAATAGCTTATGAGTTTGACGACGACGATTTAGCATCTTATTTTGACGCATCAATATTCGTAGAAAATTCGGTTTTAGATATTAATAACAAAAGTGTTGTTTTTACTATACCTCCTGACATTGATTTGGAAGAATATGGTTTTAATGATGGTTATGTGAGAAGTAATGAAGATGTGATATTTTTAAAATAAACAAATAAATACAATGGCAACAAAAAGAGAAAAACAATTAGCTATACAGATTCTTAAAGAAAGAATTGAACATGTGACTGGGAAAAAAGTAATCTTTGAAGATTATAAAAAGAATCCCGAAACTGGAATTTTAGAAGGAGAAAACACACTTACAGGAAGTGGTTTAACTATTACTTTAGGTGTTCCTGGTTATGTTGAAGAATTCTGCGAAGAAAAAGGAATTAAAGATATAGCTGCTTTTTATAAAGAATATGTAGGTCAAGTTGTGGATAGTATAGCCGATGAGGAAAATTTCTTATTTTGGGCAGAAAAAAATGCTGATTTGGGAATGGAAGGTCCTTTGGATGAAGGAACAAAGTCTGACATTATAACTAAAGATAATCCTGAAGTAATAGAAGAAGCTTTATGGGGAATACTTCCAAATGATTTTCAAAAAGCAAAAGAACTTATTGTTCAAATTCTAAAAAACCCTAAAATAGAAGGAACAATGAAACCAGATTTTAAAACAATATGGGATCAAGCTAAACCTTTATTTTTAAAATGGCATGATAATACAGGGAAAGAATTACAAAGACAAAAAGAACAACAACAAGCTTTTCAAACTGATATTAAAACTATTGGTGAAATAATGAAACCTTTAGCTGATGCTTTTGGAAAAACTAAAAAACCTGTAATGGGCGGACCTTCAAATTACTAAGACTATTCCTCAATAATGAAAGTTTGGTATATTTATAAAATAACTAATTTATTGACTGGTAAAAGTTATGTTGGTCAGAGGTTAAAGAGAAGTAACAAAGAACCCTTGAATGATGGATATATGGGTAGTGGTTTTCGTATAATCAACTCTATAAAAAAACATGGTTTAAATAATTTTAAAAAAGAGATATTAAAAGATAACATTCATTGTCAAACAGCCGCTAATTTATTTGAAGAGATATTTATTAAAAAAGAGAACACGTTATCTCCAAATGGTTATAATTTAACAACAGGAGGCAAGCAATTTGAAGTTTCTGAAGAAACAAAAGTAAAAATATCTTTAGCTTGTAAAGGAAGGCCTGCTTGGAATAAAGGTGTAAGTCCTTCTGAAGAAACTAAACAGAAAATATCTAAAAATCATAGAGGCGGACCTCAAAAAGGATACACACCTATAGAAGAGTCGAGGCAGAGAATGTCTTTAGCTAACAAAGGTAAAAAACGTTCCGAAGAAACCAAAAGAAAATCGAGTTTAGCTCATAAAGGGAAACATCTCTCTGAAGCTACTAAATTAAAAATATCTTTAGCAAAGAGAGGTAAAAAGAAATCATTGGAAACTAGACAAAAAATGTCTTTAGCTAATAAGGGTAAAAAGCTTTCAGAGGAAACTAAACGAAAAATATCTCAATCTAAAATAAACAAAAAAAATTAAGTTCAGTTGAAGGAAGGAAATCGAAAAGCGCAACCTTTAAGTGGTATGCGCTTTTTGCTTTTTATTTAGTTATTCTCCAATAAGGATTATTATAAGATTTTTCTGCTGATTCCATATCTTCATTTGAAGGAAATGTAAAACTTATAGTTGATATAAAATATACAGTTACTAGAGCAAAAACTTCTACATTAACAATCATCATCATTATTGATATAGGAAGTGTTATTATAGGAGCCATTGTTATTATTATATCCTTATACTTATTATGAGAAGCGCTAAAATAACAAGTTCCATCAAGTATATAATTTTTCTTTTCAACTTTAATTGATATTGAAGATATACCTCTTCCAAGAACAAGAGCTGCAAAGAAATGCATAAATTCGTGAACAAAAACAGCAGGTATATTCCAACCTATCAAAACCCAGAATTTTATGTTTTTTATTGCCTTCATGTTTTCTTTCTTTTTATTACTATAAAGATAGTATAAAAACACTTAATTTCCAACGAAAAACACAATTATTTTTATATTTTCTTAGTTTATAACTCATTGATTTTCAATATTCTATGTTTTTGATATAAAATTATATAAAAGTTACTGCGAGAACGTATATTTATAAGTAAAAAATTTACAATAATGCAAGTAAAATTATTAAATAAGACAAAAGAACGTGTTTTCTTAGATGAAGCATTATTAAACGGTCGCGTTGTTAATTTAAAATCCAAACCTTTCTTATTAGAGGCTGATATGCGTGATGATTATATAAGAAAATGTAAAGAAGACCCTAATTTACCTTTATACTTAGTTGGAATTGTTCAATCTGGAGATAAGCCTAATAGAAATGGAAGAATTTATCCTTGGACATACTTAAAACGTGAATGTATTAGATATATGGATAATGAAGTTAAAATGGGATTAAGTTATTGTGAGTGTTTTGCTGAAGGACATAAAACCTTAACAAAGAATAGTGGATGGGTTGATTTTAGAGACTTAAAAGGTGATGAATTGGTAGCTACTATGAATCCAATAACTAAAAAATTTGAATGGCAACAAATTACAAAAAAAATAGAGTATCACTATAAAGGAGAAATGATTAAGTTAGATAACAAAACGTTTCATACTCAAGTAACTCCTAATCATAAGTTTTTTGTAACATTTAATACAAATAAATTAAAATTTGATAAAGTTTTTGCCAAAGACTTAAACTCTTCTCATTTAATTCCTAAGAAATGTATTTGGGAAGGAGGAAAAAAGGAATTTATCAAAATAGAAAACGAATATGGAATATTGGAAATTAAAACAGAGTTATTTTGTAAGTTATTAGGGTGGTGGATTTCTGAAGGTTGGTTTGCTTTTAACCCTGAAACAAGTAATTATTCCATTTCAATTTCTCAAAGTAAAAAAGAAGAAGTAAAAGAAATACAAGAATTGATTAGTGAATTAGGTTTAACAAATAATACTTATATCAACCCTAATTCTGGTGAATATACCTTTATGATTAGCAATAAGGCTTTAGCCTATTATTGTAGTCAATTTGGTAAAAGCAGAGAGAAGTTTGTTCCTGAGGAAATAAAAGAATTATCTTCTGAATATATAGAAATTTTTTTAGATACATATTCCAAAGGAGATGGTTATGAAAATGATTTTTATACAACTTCTAAAACTTTAGCTGATGATATAAGTGAATTGTTATATAAAACAAATTTTTCTGCATCAATAACAGAACAAGAACAATATAGAAATTTTTATACAATTAAAAATATTTTAACCGAAGAAGTTGAAGAAATTGATAATTTAAAATTTTACACAGAACAAAAATATAAATTAAAGGAAAATTTTGAGATTATAGAAAAAAGAAGAGAATATACAAATACTTTTTTATATGTTATAAGAAAAAAGATTTCAGATTTTTATAATGTAGCAGCATTAAATAAAGAAGTTGTTCAATATGATGATATGGTTTATTGTGTTGAAGTTCCTAATCATATAATTTTAGTTATGAATAAGGGGAAGAGTTTTTGGAGTGGAAACTGTGATCACCCAGAAAACAGTGTAACTCCTATGTTAAATAATGCTTGTGCAACTATAGAAGATATTTGGTTTAAAGATAAAGATGTTTGGGCTAAAATAAAAGTATTAAATGCATATATGCCACAATCAGCTTCTGGGTTAAAAGTAAGAGGGTTTTTATTAAATGATAAATCAGTTGGTGTTTCTTCAAGAGCTTTAGGTTCTTTAGAAGAATATTCAAACAGTGAATGGGATATTGTTGCTGAAGACTTAGAATTAATATGTTGGGACATTGTTTCAAATGCATCTAATTATGGTTCTGAAAAATTAGAAATTTCTGAAAAAGTAATAAAGAATAACAAAGCACAATTATTATTAACAGAAACTCAAATAAGAAAATCTTTTGGTAATTATTCTTTTAAAGAAGCGGGTTTAAAAAACTTAACTGAAGAAGAAAAAACTTATATGAATATATTAGGAGTAGAGAAATTTTTACAAATATATAATTCACATAATAATAAATAATTGTCGGTTTCTTATGAACTTTTAATTAGATTTTTTACAATGACTATCAGTGAACTTCTAATTAGATTCTACGTTACAAGCACAACCTAATGGCTCACTTTGTGTAACGCTAGGCTTGTTCCTAAACCCAAATGTTTTAATGTTATTAGCTGCATTTATATCTCTATCGTGTTCTACTCCGCAATTAATACAAATCCAACTTCTATCTGACAATTTAAGGTCTTTATTAAGTTTACCGCAACAAGAGCACATTTTAGAACTAGGATCAAATCTTCCTATAATAGATATATTTTTCCCATACCATTCAGATTTATATTCTATCATTGTTCTTAATTTTCTCCACCCCATGTCAGATATTGCTCTTGCCAAACTACGATTTTTAAGCATACTGGAAACAGAAAGATCTTCCATACAAATAGTATCATAATTATCAACAAGAAATCTACTTATTTTATGTAAACAATCTTGCCTTTGATTACGAATCTTTTCGTGGAGTAATGCAACAATTATCTTTTGTTTTTTATAATGATTGCTTCCTTTTGTTTTACGTGATAAAGAACGTTGTGCAACCCTAAGTTGTCTTTGTGCTGATTTAAAGAAATCTTTGTTCTCGAATTTCTTTCCATCAGATGTTATTACTAAATCTTTTATTCCCAAATCTACACCAACTGCAGTTTGTTCTGTTATTGGTTTTTTACTTGGCAATTCTTGTTTATTATCAACAAGTATACTGACAAAATATTTATTTGTAACAGTTTTACTTACAGTAACAGTTTTAATTTCTCCCTTAAATTGTCTATGCAAATCAATTCCAATCCATTTTAATTTAGGAAGAAATATTTGTTTATTATTTTCAGATAATGAAACTCCTTGTGGTAATTGAAACGATTGTTTCTCGTGTTTGTTTTTAAACTTAGGAAATCCTCTTCCTCGAAAGAAATTTGTATATGCATTGTCTAAGTTTCTTAACGCCATTTGTAAAGCTTGTGACGGAGATTCTTTTAACCAAGAACATTCAGTATCTTTTAATTCTTTAATTTGTTTAATAAGATCAAAACAATCAATATTCTTTTTATTTCCTGTATAAGCAGATATTTTAGTTTCCAAACCAAGATTATAAACAAACCTAACTTGGCCAAATATATTAGCTATTAAGTTTTGTTGTTCTTCACTTGGGAATATTCTGTATTTATACGTTCTTAACACTTTATAGATTTAATACTATATCTATAAATATGAGAAAAGTTTTTGTTTTTGAGAAATTTATTATAAATTTTAAAAAAAACAAAAAAAGATATATTTAATATAAATAACAAATAAAAATTTTACAATGGCTATCAATAAAGAAAAAATAAACAAGTTTGTTGAAGCAGAAGAAAAACTAGCAGCATCTCTTTTAAAAGAAGATATTTTAAAAGAAGAAGGTGATGAAGAAACTTCTGAAGAAACAATGTCTGATATTGAAAGAGAAGAAATTCTTTCTGATATAGCAGATGAACCTATTGAAAATACAGATGAAGATGGTCTTCCAGCATTACCTGAAGATGAACCTATTGATGGCGCCAGAAGAAGAAATAGCAGAATATGTTGATGTAACAGGTTTTGTTGATGTATCTGAAGATGGTGATGGTTTTACTGTAAACAAAGATGTAGAAGTAACTTTAGCAGCAGGTAATAAAATTAAATTTACTGTTGATGAAGAAGAATACATGGGAACAGTAGATAGTGTTGATGAAGAAACTGGAATGGCTACTATTTCTGTTATAGAAGATGAAGGCGAAATGGGTGAAGAAAATATTGATGAATTACCTATGGAAGATGAAGATTTAGATGGAACAGGTATGGAAGATATTGAAACTCCAGCTACTGAAGAAGAAGATGAAGAAACAATAATTGAAGGTTTAATTCACGAAGCACCACTTGATCAAACAGAAGTAGTTCCAACAGCAGATGCTCCAGCAGAACAATCAATGACACCAGCAGGTGGAGAAGGAGGAGAGGCTGGAGGTTTAGATGCTTTAACAGTTGGTTCAGGAGATATGGGAACTACTGGAGCAGTACCTGAAGGAGAAATGGGAGCAGCTGGAGCAGATACAGGTGCACCTGAAATGGGTGGAGAAGTAAGTTTAGGATCTGGCGCATCAATGTCACCATCAGGTGGTGGAGATATGGGTGTAGGAGATACTGCTGGTGTAGGAGAAGAAGCTGGTGGAGAAGAAATGGCTCCGACTATGACTAATCCAGCAGAAGGTATGGCGGATGATGTTAATCAAATTATATCTGATTTAATTAATGATAATAGTGAATTAGATGTATTAGCTGGCTTACAAGAAGCTGATTTAGTTGAAGGTGTTAAGAAGACTATTAAAACACAAGAACCAAAAGATAAAGTTCAAGCAAGCAAACAACCAGGAAAGAAAACAATAAAAGTTGGTGAAAATTTAGGTGAAGAAGATTTAACTAAAAAAGTAACTGATGGTGGAAAAGAACATGTAAAACCTGAAAACATAACTTCTAAAGTTGGCAAAGGTGGAGATGGACATATTAAACCTGAAGAACCAAAAGATAAAGTAAAAGGCGAAACAGAAAAAACAGTTAAAGACAAACATGCTACTGGCAAACCAGTTGCTACAATGAAAGTTGAAGCTGTTAAAACAAAAGCTTTAGAATTATTAGCTGAAAAACATTTGATTTTACAACAAGATAATGAAAAATTAAAATTCGAAAACTATAAACTTTTAAAAGTAAATGGTCTTTTAACTTTAGGTCATGAATTATCTCCTGAAGTAAAAGTTCAATTAGTTGAAAAGTTTGACAAATGCACTTCTTCAAAACAAGTATTTGAATTATACAAAAAAGTTACCAATGTAATTAAAGAAAGTAGAAAACCTTCTTTAAACACAATTATAACTTCAAAAGGTTCAGGTATGAAAACATTAAATCATTTAACTGAATCAACTGACAAAAATAAAGACGAACACGTTAAGAATGAAGGTCCTAACGCTGAAGAAAGAAGAGCTTTATATTTATCAGGAGATAAGAGATATGAAGATAGTTATATGAAATAATAAAAAACAAAATACAATGGCAACTAAAAAAGAAATACAATTAGCAACTCTTTTATTAAAAGAAAGACTTGAAAGATTAACTGGAAAGAAAGTAGTTTTAGAAGAAAAATTACAAAAAGGAATGAAAATTTCTTATGAACGATTCAAGAAAAATTTTGAAGGTATTATTTTAGGTAAAGAGGCAGATATTAGACCAGCTGGATTTAATCCAGATAGAACACCTATTTATTACAGAATAAAATTTACAAAAGTACCTTTAGAAGGTGATTGGAAAATTGGAGGTGAGGATTTATTACCAAAAAGTGCTATGAAAAACTTAAAAATTCTTTAAAAACATGAAATAATAAAAATTTCTTAAAA